TATGTGGATTCACTTTGTGCTTAACGTCACTGCTGTATATTAAAAGGTCTCCTGATTTCTTGATTGGTTGGTCGTCATAAAAGAAAAACTCTCCTCCTTCAAAGTCTGATGGATCTGACAGCAACATGGTGGCTGTGTGTGTACACCACGTCATGTGTTGGTTGTTCCCTGTGTCCGTGTGCCAGTCGTGACCTCTTGGGTTTTGTTCGACCAAACAATAGGCAGGGTATAACGTAGACACGTCAGCATAATCTTTGACAAGGTCTACAAGTCTAGAGATCTCAGGTTCCGCATAGTCCCGTGGTCCTACGCCCTTGGGGAACTTACGAAGCTCTTGTTCACTGAGGGCATCGTGCAAGATGATACGCACAGCTAGGCTCCTTGTTTTGCAGCCTCAATGAACGGCAACTCAGCGCAGTTGGCAAACCAAGAAGTAATTTCTCCTGTTTTCATTTTGTGGTTCATTATGGTTTGGACAATTTCGTAAGGAGGACACTCAGTTATTTGTTCTGCCTTAGAGTCATAAGAACCATCAGGCAGTGTAACGACCACAAGAAACAAAAGTTTACTAAGTACCATTAAGTCCATGAGTGTTTCCTTTAGTTCCTATTTTTAACTTAGTACTTGAGGGTGCTTGCCATTGTGCATGTGAGCTAGTTTTTCTACTCCATGTTTTAGACTAGATAGGTCTGCTTGTATAGTAGCTAGCTCACGATACCTTCGTTCCATTGTTGCAGGGTCCATCATTGTTGATAACACTGAAAGTCGTTGGTGTTGCATTTCAATTTTTGTCTCAAGTACGTCTACTCTTTTGTCGATGCTTCTTAGTCTTTTCTCTATGTCCATCAGTGTTGTTAGTATAACCTTGATTTGCATTTTACCTACGGCAGCAGCGCCAGCTACGCTGAACAGAATACCTGCCAAGGTAACGATCAATCTTATGTCAATCGCACCTTCCATGGATAAACATCCTTTATGTTGAGGTTAGCCACCCCCTGCTGCAATAGCGTCAATAAATGGGGTCATGTCTTCGGTCGTCCAAATGTCTCGTACTAGCGATCCTTTTAGATGATCTACGTTACGCTGTAGGACCGTAGGGTCGTCTGTGTAGTCGTCAGGCGAGGCGACCACAGCGTTAATGAGGTTTACAGAGTCCATCGACGCACTGTAGTGCCGGGCAATGTCTTCTGCTGTCATTTCGATTTCTTCTTCTGGCATTACATTATTCCTTTTCTACAGGGGTTGGGTTTTCAAGCGAGTTAGTCAACATGCCAACAAACGAATCACGAGCGACTTGCAATTGATCTACGTTGAACCGCGCGGCCATTAGCTTTTGGTCCAGATCAGCCACATGGTTGACCATAACAATCTCTTGATCGCTCAGGTCTTCTACGTTGTAAGGCTTGTCGTTCACCGTGATGGTTTTTTTCTCGTCGTCAGTCATTCTAGTTACCTTTGGTGTTGAAATTTTAAAAGTTAGCTACTTTAAACCACTGTCAGACCAGCAGGTTGTACCGCTGCGAGTTCCTCTGGGGTTGTAGCTGCGTCAATAGCAGGGTCACTAGGAGCGTCACGAAGAGCTTGTTTGTCTGCAACAATTTCTGTTGTGTCAGCACCCATCTCCAGTGCTTTCATAAAAGCTGTGTCAAGTGACTCTAGTGGCTCTGTGCGTGCCGTGCGGATCTTGTCACGCCAGATGTCCCGTGCTGCCTCCATGTCCACAGAGATAAGCCCTGTTCCAGAATTAGCTTCCCAAGCATTACGGAAAGTACGTTCTGCTGGTAGTGTGTAGTCAGCGGCGTCGTAGGTGGTAGCGCCTATTTTAATAAATATTTGTTTCATGCTGAAAGTCTCCATGCGTTACGGAACGACCTGTCAGATGGCACGTCCTCTGTTTTGACAATCTTGAACATTGGTCGGTTGTACTCTTTCGACCAGATGTGGCGAGGGATGTCTTTCATAATGAGATACTCAATAGCCTCTTCTTCTGTAAGGGGGCCAATTCGAGGTGCAGTCCGTTGTGCCGCGTGTTTCTCTGGGTCAGGCTGAAATGTGTCGTGTCGCCCTTCTGCAATTGCTTGCTGCTCATCGTCCTGCAAAGCCCAGTAAACGGAGATGGGTGGTAGTAGCCCAGCCTTAGCTTCTTCAAGCCATTTGTCATTAGGGGCAAGCACCGTTGCAGGTTGCTCTGGCTTCTCTGGGTCTTCAAAGATTACTCTGTAATTGCCCATCAGTCTAATTTACCACACTAAGCGAGTAATCACCAGCGTCTGCAGGAATACCATTAGCAGGGTTGCCCATAAGAATCCGAACAGCAGAAGTACTCTTTGTTACAGGTATTTTTGTATTTGTGCCAGTAGGGACTAACCCAAATTGAGTGAATCCACTAACATTTGAAACAGAGTAAGATACGCCATAACCAGCAAGCGCATAACCCGCTGATGAAAGGGCGCTACTAAAGTTAATTGTGTAGTTACCTGTACTATTATCCGTGACACTCGACACATTGCCACTATCCGTAATAGATAGAGTGGTGCGTGAGTCAAAATTCACCCAAGCCTTAATAGTGCCTTCACCCACCTCGATGCCTGTGAGAGCAGAGCCATCGCCTGCAAAGGCTGTAGCTGTTACCGTGCCGACGACACCGAGGGCTGTGGAAGGCGAACTCGTACCAATGCCTACGTTGCCACTGCTGTTGATGCGCATGTGTTCTGTGCCATCAACACGCATAATCATGTCAGAATTTGCGGCAGTATTACCCGCATCAGCATCAAGGATCAGCGACCCATCAGTACTGCCAGTGCGTACTAAACAATATCCACCACCAGTGTTTGTCAGACGAATGCGGGGATCGGCGGATGACAAATCAAGAAGGTCAGACGGCGAACTCGTCCCAATACCTACGTTGCCATTATCAATATAAAAATCAACGCCAGGTATTCTAACATCCGTGATAGTCCCACCACCGAGTGTGATCTCGTTAGATACACTGGCTGAGGATGGTGCTGCGTCGTGGCCAATGATGGTGTTGTTGCTGCCGGTTGTCAGTGAGAAACCAGCAGACGTGCCGAGAATTGTATTGTCAGCGCCTGTAGTTACGTTACCGCCTGCTATGTAGCCCATAATGAGGTTGAAGGCACCACTGGTTAAATCGTAGCCAGCACTATGACCAATAGCGACATTACTATTACCAGTAAGAACACCTAAGCCAATTGCGGTACGGCCAATAGCGATGTTGCTATCGGCAGTAGTTGCGTTATAGCCTGCCCTGAAGCCCATAAAGTTGTTGTATTCGCCACTGGTTAAATCCTGACCTGCGTCGTGGCCAATAGCGGTGTTACCATCGCCAGTAAGAATACCACCGGCCATAACAGAACGGCCAATAGCGATTGTATTATCGGCAGTAGTTGCGTTTTGTCCTGCATTATAGCCCTGAAATATGTTGTAGGCACCACTGGTTAAATCGTTACCAGCTAGACGACCAATAGCGGTGTTATCCGTGCCGGTAACAACGCCTGTCCCCATTGGAAAATAACCAATAGCAATAGAATAATCCGCCGTTGTTGCGTTAGCACCTGCATTATAGCCCATAAAATTATTATAGGTGCCGCTGGTTAAATCGTTGCCAGCTACACGACCAATAGCGGTGTTATCAGTACCCGTCATAACACCTGAGCCAATTGCGGCATAGCCAATAGCTATGCCATAAGTAGCGGTAGTTACAAATTCCGCTGCTTGATATCCAGAGAATATGTTTCCCGTACCTGTCGTTACGCCCCTTCCGGCTTGGAAGCCCATAAAGTTATTGCGGGAGCCACTGGTTAAATCCTGACCTGCGCCATAGCCAATAGCGGTGTTATCAGAGCCAGTAAGGACACCTGTGCCAAGAGCGTATCTACCAATACCGACATTATTATCGCCAGTAGTTGCGTTAGCGCCTGCTCGATGGCCAGTAAAGACGTTGTAGGCTCCGCTGGTTAAATCATCACCTGCTAGATAACCAATAGCGGTGTTGTCAGTGCCAGTAAGGACACCTAAGCTAATAGCCTGTCTACCAATAGCGATTGTATTTATAGCAGTAGTTGCGTTAGCACCAGCGAAATAACCTATAAAATTATTGTAGGCACCACTGGTTAAATCATGACCGGCTATTCGACCAATGGCAGTGTTATCAGTGCCAGTCATAACACCAGTACCAATTGCTTCATAACCTATGGCTATGCCGTAATTAGCAGTAGTTGCAAATTCCCCCGCTTCTTGGCCCTGAAATATGTTGCCATTGCCGGTTGTTATGTTAGCGCCTGCTTGAAATCCCGAAAGAATGTTGTGACTACCGCTGGTTAAATCGTAGCCAGCCCCGTTACCGAAAGCAATATTATGGTCCCCAGTAAGGACACCTAAGCCTAATGCGGACTGACCAATACCAATACTATAATCAGCGGTAGTTGCGTTAGTGCCTGCCCCATAGCCAGCAAAGAAGTTGCGTATGCCGCTGGTCAAATCTTGGCCCGCAGCACGACCGATGGCTATGTTTTCAGTGCCAGTAAGGACACCTGTACTAATAGCTTGATAGCCTAGAGCAATATTCGTTGAACCAGTAGTTGCGTTAAAGCCTGCTTGGAAGCCCTGAAATATGTTGTTCGCGCCTGAAGTTAAATCATAGCCTGACTGATAGCCTATAGCAGTGTTGTAATTACCTGTTGTTATTCCCGAGCCCATTGCTTGAGAGCCAACAGCAATAGTTCCAGAAGCAGTTACGTTAAGGCCAGCATTATATCCCAAGAAAAGACCGTCAGTGCCAACAGTAATATCTTCACCAGCTTTATATCCCAAAGCGGTGTTGTTGTTGGCTGTCCCATCATCATTGGCTAAAGCTAATGCGCCTACCGCAGTCGATGATGTATCAGAGAATCCTTCAGGGACACCAAGGTTAGTACGAGATGTGATGACGTTGTTTAAGTCAGACAGATTGTTAGTAGCTAGAAGAAAGTCAGTTGTGTTAGCTACCGCAGCTGACCCTAAACCAAGGTTAGTTCTTGATGTGGCGGCGCTGCTTACGTCAGACAAGTTCTGTGCAGCTAGTAGATCACCCGATCCTTCCCCAGAAGCACCCGTCTGTCCTTGTGGACCCTGAGCGCCTGTGTTGCCTTGTGGTCCTACGAGACCTGTGGTCCCCTGTGGTCCCTGTATGCCTGTAGCACCAATTGGTCCTGTAGACCCAGTAGCACCTTGTGGGATCGTAAAGTTAAGAACCGCTGCGGCAGACGTGCCACTGTTTGTTACAGTAGCTGACGTGCCCGGCAGGCCTGTGCTTGTAGAAGCTACAGTTACCGTAGCGGCTGCACCATCAGACCCGTCTGAACCAGCAGCACCAGTAGATCCTTGAGGACCAGTTGGGCCTGTGGGACCAGCAACACCCGTAGGGCCTGTAGGACCAGTAGCACCAATAGAACTCAGCCAAGAAGATCCCGACCAAACATAAGTCGTGGTGTCGGTCGTATTATAGTAGAAGTCACCCGTAACCAACGCAGTACCGTCGTCTCGTACAGAAGGCGCAGAGGTCTTAGGATCAAGGAACCTTTGGGTCTCTTGTGCCGAAACGTCTAAAGATTCCTGAGACAGATAGAAAGCTTGAAGGCTATCGTCATCTAGGATCTCTTCGCTAAGCACACCGCCTGATTGGTAATCAACAAGACGTTGGGCCGGTGATGTTTCTCGTTGGATAACAACATTAGCGCCTGCCGATGGAGTAGCAGACAGTTGAACTCGTGAGCCTGAGACCCAAACAATAGAAGCATCCAGCGTGCTGTCTACATAGACCTTAATGTGGCTCTGAGACAGATATGGAAACGTCACGTCAAAAAGATCTGTAGATCCAGATGCCGTGTATACGTCGCGTGAATATGCCATTTGTTTTTGTCCTTTAAGCTATTTCTTTAACGAAGATTTTAGGAAGATCGTGGCTGTTTTCACTACTCACCACCACCGCCATCTGCTGTCATTGTTTTAGTCAACGTCAAAGTTAGTGTTGAACCTGTTATAGAACCCGACAAAGAAACACTACGAACTGGCGCAACGGTTCCGCTGGTGGTGGTGTTATTGATTGTCACAGCGGTGACACCGTTTGGTACTGCCCAAGTGAATGAACCATCACCATCAGATCGTAGAAATTGTGATGTTGTGCCGTTGCCTGTGACGTTTAGCTGAGTAGCGCCTACTGAACCAGCAACTGCATTTGCTTGCTTAACTCGTAGGGGCGTCATGCCTTTAGTGTTGTTTGTTCCTGCCTCTGCTTCAGCTTGTGAGGCAATAGCTGCATCGTTACCTGAATCACGTATTTTATCCCAAGCGTACCAAGTAGAATTATATTTAGTCCGCTGGTATGATCCCCCACCGTTATACGTTTGGTAATGTTGGTAGACCATATTGCTCTTAGCCTGCACAGACAGCATCCCTGCGAGTGCTACTGGATAGTTACTTCCGCTCGTAGCGTTGGCATTAGAATTCTGGTGAAAGTAGCCGTTTGTGGTGTAGGTGTTTAAGTCAACATTTCCGCCAATAGCAACGGCAGCAGTACCTGTTGGGCCTTGAGCACCAGTAGCACCTGTTGGCCCTGTAGGCCCACGAGGTATCGTGAAGTTCAAGATAGCGTTTGTAGAAGTACCAGCGTTAACAACAGAAGCATTTCCGCCAGCTGCGCTTGTTGTCGTGGTTCCAACAGCAATAGATCCTTCCTCTGCAATGTCCCACACTTCCTGTGTCAGATAGAAAGCTTGCAGGCTGTCGTTGTCTAAGATCTCTTCGCTGAGAATCGCGCCGCTCTGGTAGTCCACAAGACGTGCTGTTTGAGACGTAGACCTAACTAGAAGAACAATGGCACCACTAGCTGGAGCCGTAGAGAACCTGATCTTCTGTGAGTCTGTGGTGAACGTGTAGTCGTCTGGGTTTGTCTTAGTGATACCATCGACCTTAACGACCACATGAGACGCTTCGATGTAAGGGAACGAGATAACAAAGTCCGTCGTAGAACTGTCGCCTGTGTAGCTGTCTTTTGCGTATGGCATTAGTTCTACTCCGAGTTTAAATTGCTGAGGGCGTCGATGACGATTTTGAAAGGAACAACCCTACCTAGGTTTTTAACAGCGCGACCACCGTCGCCTGATATTGCGTTTTGCGCTGCTGATACAGTATTATCAAGCGCGCCTCCAACTGGTCCGGCAAGAAGCCCTGTGATAGGTGCGTCGCCGTATCGACCTTGGCTCATTGGAATACCAGTTAACTCAGCAACGACAGCCACAAGAGCCGCCGTTGGTTGGCTTGCGAATGCTGTTAGTCCTGATCGGTCAATGATGTCATAACCCCATTCGGCTTTGGTGCGCTCTTTGACTTTACCGTCTCTGATGAGATCTTTTGCAACAAGAACCATGCTACCAAGGGCAGCCACATGTGCCAAGTACAAGAGAATCTCTGTGTCTTTGAAATTCAGCCCACGCTGTATGGCAGGCAATATGGTCTTAGGGACCGCAACGAACCCAAAAGTTTGGAACTGAAACACTGTTTTCCAAGTTGGTTCAGCCATGAACAAAGGCTTATCACCAACGCCTGGAGTAGTAATCGCTTGGTTAGCGTTACGCATCATGGCTGTTTGGAGTACCTTTACGGCCTGATCACCGTCAGGGCCTGCTTCGTGCCAACGATGCCAATCTAGTTCGAACACACCCTTGTTGTTTACAGGTGGGTACTTGTCTATCATCTTCTTGATGAGAGCCATGTTTTCTCGATCTAAGTTAAAGCTAGCGTACTTGGCAATAAGCTTTTGTGCCTTCAGGTCTCCGGCAGTAGCCTTTGCCAATACAGCCTCGTAGTCACCTATGTCTTTGACCAAGTGGTGCTGCATGGCATTTAGAGCTGTTAGCTTGCCGCGTGTGTTCCACCACTGCATAGCGCCGTAGATGGACACACCGTTGGAAAGACTATCCATAGTCCGTCCAAATAGACTCGTTATTGCGTTAAGCTTGCTTCCTTGTTGACCTAAGCCTCCTGACAGACGTTCTTGCTCAACGCCATTCATTGCCATCTGTCTGTTGTTTGTCATCATGCCTTCTAAGTGTGTTACAATGATTTGTAACTCAGACTTGGGCAAGCCTTTGAACATGTCCGCAGCATTACGCATCAACAAAGCGCTGTCAGCGTGATACCCGTTGACCAAAGCCTTCTGGGCAAAGTCAGTAAAAGACCCAATCATAAACCCTGGACCGTGGATAGCATGGGCGTACTGCCTAAGCCTGTGAGCAGACCACGCCATTGTGTTTGCCAAATTGTTGTCTGAATACTTTGGACCCGCACGACCCATGTACTCGTCAAACATTCCTGTAAGAGAAGCTTTAACGTCTTTAGCGTGTGTCTCTAGCTGACGCTTGTATCGATCACTGATGTTAGGATCTCTGATCTTTTCGTTCACAGCCTCAACAGCGTCGTTTACGATCTTAATGGTATCTGTGGTTCCATACTTCATTTTAAGGCCTATCAGTGACGACAGCTCTCTGTTGGTGGCATCCACAGTTGCGTACAGATCGTCGTTCATGAAGCCTCTATCGAACAACTCGTCCAACTCGTCGTTGGTCCACTTGATCTGACGCTTCTTCAAGCGGTTGCTCATGGAGGACTCTACGGCGTCAATAGACCCTGGGAGACGATTGCCTGACGCAATGTCTGACACAAGGCGCTTAACGTACTCGTGGACAGGCGCGTCTTTACCTTTGGCCCGTGCGATCATCCGCGCCTTTTTACTTGGGTCTTCAAGCTTTTCTGATTTAATACGTTTTAGTGTTTCTTCAACTGTTTCAGCTTTGTCAGGTTTACGACCGCTAGTGTCCACACCTTTCTTTTTTGCTTGTTTTTTAGCTTTCTTCGCAGCGGTCTCGTCTAAATTAGCTTGGCGCGTTGTCTCTACACGACGTGCAGTCAAGGCTTTAGCTTTGGCCCGAAAGTCTGCAAGATTAACTGTGTGTTCATCTAGAGCCTTTGTTAGCGCGTCTGTCTTTTTTGTTAAAGCGCTCAGTTCATAACCAAGCACTTTCTGTCTATCATCAAGTCCCTTTTGTTTTTGCGTAAGTCTAGAAAGAATCAGACTATGCTTTGTCTCAAGGTCAAATTTTGCTTTTGCTAGTTCAAGAGGCTTGCGTTGGAGATCGTCCTTTGCCTGTCTTATTGCTTTATGAGCTAAAAACATGTCATCGTAAGCTTCAGAAATGTTTTGGTAAAACCCTTGCCATTTGTTTACTTTTATTAGTCCTTCTTTTGCTTCTTTTAAAGCTTTTATAAAAGGACGGGCTTCAGTGCTTGTGTCAAGAAACGCTTCCATTCCAACACGCTGTTCTTCTACTAAAATACTAAGTTCGTTGTCTATTTGCTGTTTTTCTAATTTTACAGTTTCTTGTTCTGCTTTTTTTGCAGCCGCTTCTCTAAGACTTTTTTCTTTTATAATAACTGCTTTTTGAATTTCAGTCTTTTTAATATCAGTGTTTGTTTTACCAGTTAGTCGAGCAGCCTCGACAACCAAACTCTTTGAGTCGTTTTTAGCTTGAATCGCTTTTTCTAGTTCTATCTCAGCTTCTAGAAGAGCGCGCTCGTACACGTCTCCAGACCAAGACTCAAGAATATCAACCTTTGCTGCCAGTCCTGTCTTGGTGGTGTAGTCAACACCGTTGATGGTGATGTCTTGTTTGCCTAGAACTGCAAACTCGTCAGGCGTGATGGCCCCACCAAAGCCGTCAATGTCGTTTAGAAAATCTTCCGTTGGATCATCCAGAAACTTACGAAGCAGTATCTCTTCAAAGCCCGCACGATCAGCAGCCACAGCGTCCCTAAGATAGATGTGAGCCATGACATAGTCTTTGCCTAAGAGCTGCTCTGGGGGAACTTCAAGAACGTTAACAAGAGCATCTTCAGAAGCTTTGTGGAAAGCATGAAGATCGTCGGCCATAGTTTTAACACCAGCCAATATCTTTTCAGTGCCCTTATCGCCAAACCGTGCTTTAAGCTTCTTTACATCTGCATCTGCAATAGGGTTAGCCTCGTCGTATCGCATTGCTGTCATACGAACTAACGCAGCGATCTCTTCTTCTTGTAGATGACCCTCGGTCTTGATGTATACCTTTTTACGAGGATCTCCTGTGAAGACCTTCTTAGAGTCATCAAGAAACCTTAGTGCGTCGTCCTTAATCTCTTGTCGTGACAGTCCTGCTCGTGTTGAGGCTCCGCCAGACAACCTCATGATTTCGGAAGCTTTTTCCTTCTGAGCAATAGCAAACTTTGTGTGTGTAAGTTCACCCATTGCTTTTATATCACTAGCTGTGATTCCTGGAGATTTGCCTATCCCAGAATCTTTAAACAGAACACCGCCTGATTCTGTCAGCTTTTGCACAACGTCTCGTGCTTCACTGATGGGCGACTGTAAAATACGAAGTTTAGGAATAACTCTGGACATCAACCGACCCAGACGGCCTATGTTTAAAATTTCAGGGGCCTCTACAGCTTTAACCTGAGCAGCACCAGCTGTGCTTGGGCCTGCGTTTAGATCAACGGCTTCATCAGGACCAACGCGACCAGTAGGTCTTTGAGTTCCTGTAGGAAGACCGTTTTCAAACTGGCTAATAGGAGCGTTACGGTCGATGTGGACCGTGTTGCCTGCTTCGTCTGGATAGGAAAGTATTGATTTGTAAGTAGGATCATCACCCAATTTAGAGTACGTCGTTACGAACGTACCATCAGGCTTCTCTACTCGGCTTACCCTAAGACCGTCTGCCTGTGCAGACCCTTCCTGCATGATAACAAATTCTTCAGGTGCGTCGTGTCTGAGCGGATTATTAGGGTTCTCTGGGTGTAGAACGTGTCGCTTGCTTAGAACACCAGACAGGCCACCAATAGCACCACCAAACAGGCCACCAGCTGCCACACCGTAGACAGACTCCATCATGGTCCGTTGGTCTCTTAGGTTCTGTAGAACAACTTCTTGACTAGCAGTTACACCTGCACCGAAGAGAGCCGTGCGGCCTACGCGAGTTAATGTCGCTGCCTTAGCCCCAATGCCGAAGACAGGAATCAAAGTCGGAAGATCTAAGAAAGCCAAGCCCATGCCAACAACCATGCCTGCGGTTGTTCCTTCTTGCATGATGCGTCGGTCTTCTAGTTCTTTACGATACTTTGTAGCTCGTGCTTCAAACTGTTCTGGAGACCACACATCATTAAACTCTCCGCTGTAGATGAACGGCAAGACATCGCTATAAGTTTCTTCGTTTTCTTTTGCAAAGGCTAGAGGATTAAAACTTTTGTCTACGACGTAGTTGCCTGGGCTGTCTTCGTAAACACCAATATCAAGCAGGCTACCGATGATTGTCTCTTGTCGCCATATGGCACCAGCTGTCTCCATAGTCGTAGGACTATTAGACAATGGTTCGTTGAAGTTATTAAATCTATCAGCAAGATACTGCGACACGAACTGTTGTTCTGGGGTCACCGTAGGTCCAAAAGGAGTATCTTCAGCCATTTCTACTTGTACTTCCTCTTAGCTGTTTTAGCAGACTTCTTAAAGTCCTTGGCTGTAGGAGCGCCTTTAGCTCCCGCCTTACGCATAGTCTCTTTAGATCCAGCGGCAATGCGCTTACGCTTTGCGTGGATGTTTGCATAGAGCCCAGGTTTTTTCATTAGATTACCTCGCGTTCTTAACCATTGAAGCACCAAAGTACATACCGACGATGGCGCTAAGGAGATGAGTATCTAGCGGCGTTAGGATCAATCCGCTCATTGCGCGCCACACTGTTTCCTCTTGTCCTGAGAAGAACAAGAAGCCAGGGTGCCACTCTGTGTACCCTACGGTCACAGGGATCTCAGGCCAAAAGACCGGAACGACCTTAGGCCATACGATCACAGCGCCTACAGCTGACAGGGCGATGATACGACGTGTGACTTGGAACCCTTTGTTCTCATAGCGTCGCGCTACGTCTGTAGCTTTGGTCTTTGCTGCAAGTCCATCGATGGAGCGTTGGAAGGCCTCTTGTTTAGCTTTAGCACTTTGGCCCCATAGGGTCATGACGCCAGACATCAGGCTTGAGCCCAGCATGGTTATTAGTTCTAAAGGTAAACCACCCATGATCTACTTCTCTAGCTTACCTAAGTTAATATTAAAGCCTGCACCTTCTCCTTCACTAGAGCCAAACAAAGCTGCTGCTCTACGGACTAGACCATAGGTTCCTGTCTTAGGATTGTCATAGTAATTTTTAAGATTCTTAATCTTGTCTTTAAGGGTTGGATTAGCCTTTTTGAATTTTTCAGAATCATTAAAGTTAAACCTATCTTTTATAATGATCTCGTCATCCTCATTAATGTACCAAGTGAAAGCACCTAAGGTAGTTTTTAAAAGCATTTCAGGATTAGTGAAGTGTGACTTATCAATATTACCGTCATATTTTACACCTTCTACACCAGAGGGGTAATCTTTGTACTCTATAACCCCTTTCCTTTTGTTACTTCCAGCTATCTTCTTAAGGATATAGGCTTTAGCTGTAGCTTGGGTCTCCTTAGACAGGAAGTCTTCATTACGCATTATCTTTGTTTGGTCAATACCTAGTTGGTTATATAAAACATCTCTTACCATAGCTCTAGCATTAGAAGGGACAAGTTTATTAAAGGCAGATTCAGTTGTGTATCTAATTTTTTTAGTAGAGTTTTCTAAGTTAACCTCACCAACTAAAGACTCACCTGTTGACTCCTGGTCAATACTAAGCCCCTCAGGTCTACGAGGAATGACACCACTCTGCATAAGTTTCTCAGCTACTGACTGAGCTTCTTCGTCTGACCCTAGACCTAAGGCAGACCTGATTGAAGATACAACACCACCTAGCATACTGCCTTGAGTAACCTCAGCGCCTACCTCAGGACGTAGGAACGGACGACCCTGTGAGTCTGAACTGTTCCTGAGTTCTTCAGCAATTTTCAGAAGGTCTTCATCTGATACTTTTTTAAAACCTTCCCATGTCTTTTTGAGAGCCGAAATAGCTGCTTTACCTGTCTTGTTTCCTAGTGCTTTTTTACCAATATGCATAGCCATTCTGTCTTGTAGCTCAGGTGTGAACACCTCAGATCCGTCTAGCCCCATTTGTTTCATGGCTGTTTTCAACGTGGTTCCTACAATTTGATATTTCCCCATAGGCGTTGAGGTATAACCTTTTTTACGAGCATAACTGTCTTCAGCAAGTCGTGGCTTTACCCATCTTCCGTAATCGTTAGACGGCCTAGAAAAAGTAACCAGCTCGTCTAACGTCATTTCACTTACTTTTACGTCAGAGAACTCTGTAGAATCAGCATTAGCGTATAGCGTGTTATACCCACCTGTTCCCGATTCTACCTTGTCTATTGCTTGTATAAAGACAGGAGCAAACGGCGCACCGCCCCCAACACCATCAACGCCTGCTGCTATATTCGCAGGCACTTCCAGATCTTCCATCTGGGCCTCTGGATCAAAGTTCGCAAGGAAAGCGTTGATTGGATTAAGGTCTTCAAGCGCCTTTAGATCCCTGTTTACAAGCTTCTTAGCCAATGCAGCACGTTGATCTTGTGGCTTCCCTAGCATGTGGCTAATGTACGAAGCGCGCTCGTTGTTGGTTAAGGGATCTAATTGAAAATCGTTTTCTTGAAGAAGCGCGTCGAACATTTGATTTGCCTCAAGAATTGCTAAGTGTTGGGTGCGTTTGTATTCTTCACGATCTTCAGGATCGTTAGGTTGTTGGGTTTCATTATAGGGATTAAACGAGTTTGTCTGTTGGACGTGTGCCTCAACGTCATCGAAAACAGAAGTATTCTTAGAACCATTGGCCGCTAGGATTCTGTAAGGATCTATTTGGTTTTCAGGGGTCGTTAGTCCAGAGGTGGGCGACAAGAGCCCAAGCCGCTTAAGAATACTGTTTGAAGCCTTTTGAAACAGCTCGAAATAAGTCTCACCAGACACAGCGTTTAACATCATTTTCTGAACTTCAGGATTCACAATTTCTGCAAACTGTTCATAAAGACCTGGAGAGTTAGTTTGGTTTTTACGATCATCTTGTGCCATTACGGTGTCCCTCCACTGTTCAGCGCGTTCATCACTGTTGAGGAAGAAGGCGCTCCTGCTAAAGCATCTCCTGCGTTAAGTTCAAATTGGCTTTTGCCCGTACGTTCAATCATTCGTTGTTTTTCAGCTTCCATCTTTTGTGCAGCCGTGCGTGCTTCTGTTAGAGATTCTGCCGGAGGTTGTCTGTTTTTAATGTCAGGAACGCCTACAGCGTGTGGTAACACTGTTAAATAATGTGAGCCATTACCAATCGGAACTATTTGAAACTCTTCGCCAAAGTGCTTCCTGACGTTAATGTTGTCCTGTTCATAGATTCCAGTTATTTTAAATTCCTGCGCTTCAAGAACTTCACCATATGCCGTACTAGGGAACCTAGATATTCTAGGTTGTGTTTTAAACGTTTGTCCTGCAACCAGTACGACCTCTGCTCCATTATTTTGCCTTACCAGACCAAAGCCGCTTTTTGCTCCGTCCCCCAAAGTGACGAACATATCTGAAGTATCAATGGAGCCTTCAGTACCAGAGATCCTGTTTCCTAAGGCAGCCACGCTGTCCTGCGCGTTTTTAAAAGTGTTCTGAGGATCTCCTTTCCAAGCTACTTGTACACTGCCTCCAAAGTAAATACCGTTGAACGCAAGGCCTTCTCTTCCAAAGCGTGCTGGCATCTGATTGCCAAAAGCGCCAGCTGGTTTGTCCCCCACATAAACACGGTCTTGTGGTGCTGGCATAAGACCCACATGATTTGGATACGGAGCTGTACGGTCTTTCAACCTAGAAACAATCGCGTCTACAAGATTGTCTGGTGAGAAGCCTTGCGGGCTTACTTTTAACAAGGCTACTTCAGACGGAATCATCCTCTCAACTTCTTGCATCGCCGCCGCGTTTAGACTCTTCCCGTTTGTTAACCATGTCGTCTGTTGGTCTAACGCCTGACCAAGAGATTTTTTGAAGTTTGTTACTGCGGTGTTTAGCTTGTCTTTGTCACTTTCACTTCCTCCTGTTAATACGCGCCCAAGGTTTTCCGACTTGCCATCCATCAAAGCAGCAGCGGCTTCAAATTCCGCTTTGTAGTTTGGGTCGGTCATCAAAGATATCGTTTGTTCAACACCGTTAACTCTAGCGGACTGTAGAAGAGCGGCGTTCATTTGGTCCTTTTTGAAAACCTCTTCGGCATAAGAACCGTCTGGATCTATTTGCTTAAAGATCGACAAGACCCCAGACATTTTGTTTTGGTCACCAGTCATCCATTCGCTTGACAGGAGTTTACCAAACGCTGCCGGAACAGGAGCGCCTGTGCCCTTAACAGCCGACAGCTGACTGTGGACCTGCTGGGCGTCGTCTAGTACATCAAGGTTAGCGCCGTTTGTCATAATCTCCGCCGCTGTTTCTCTTTGCGCTGTGGTAAGGCTAGTCCAGGAGTTTAATGCCTGTTCATGTCTAGGCGTTCCTGGTGAAAAAGTAGTAAGTATTTCAATAGATTGAACACTATTACGAACAATGTTAAAATCATTCAGTGCTTTAGAAAGCTTAGTATCAAGAGCAGCTCTTGCTCCACCAGTGCCTGGTGTTTTTTCTAACATCATCCGTTGCGCTTGAAGATCGACTAGCGCCGCTTGAGCCTGATATAACGACCCCATGTCGCTGATGTTAGTAATAGCTGCTGAAGCTGCTGTAGCCTGTGAATCTAAAGATGCTACAGCTTGTGAGCCAGCAAATGTCGTAAACTTTTTGAGTTTATCAAAGGTTTGTTGCTCTAAGACCTTAGATTCTTTTGGAAAACGATCTGCGAACGATACTCTAGGAGCGCCGACCTCTGCTGCATACTGAGGATCTTGGAACAAAGGAGCCCTAAGAAGTGCAAAGAACGACTTTGTTCCGCCTATTGTTTCAGAAGCTTTATCGGCATACATGGACATCAAACGTGCTGCACTTTGGCCTTGAGTCTCGTTTGGGTATGCAGCACGAATTTGTAACATCTGCGACTCAAACGCAGTAGCATTAGGGACGTGGTCTGACCCAGCTATTTGTTGGTTTACTGCAGTATTGACAAATTCTCTAGCCCTGATAACAGCGTTTTTACTAGCTGCCACCATGTTTTTGTGGTTTAGGTCTACAGTGTTTTTAGACCACGCATCTACAAAAGCGTTGTCATGAAACGGATTTCCAGTACCGTTGGCAAAGTTTTCATTAAACCAATCTTGACGAAATTTTGCTGCCTTATCTGGTGGTACTTGATTAACGATAAAATCAGAAGCATACTGTGTTTCAGCTTTAGCAGCCGTTATGTGTCCTAACGCGCTTGCATACGATGTTCCATAAGCCCCTGAGTGTTTTTCGGAGATCTCTTTTGATACTGATGTCACACCCATAGCTGCATCTAGTTGGGCATCTTTAGTGCCTTGAGCAGCAGCGGCTTTAGCTCTCTTTTCAAGACTTTTGTCAAGCTGTTCTTCAGCTTTATTAGAGCCAAAGTTAAAGAACGCAGCCATGATTGCTGACGTTTGTCCCGCACTTTGATCAGCTATTATTCTTGGCGTCACAAGTGCTTGAGGAGCAGGGATTCCTGCGCTATCGCCAGCTGTAGGGTTACGAATAGAAACAGTCGATCTACCTTGTTTTGCCATATTCTTTATCCTTAATTTCCACCGGCTGATCCAACACCCGTTCCACGATTAGGCACAGTAGACGCGCCAGAAAGACTGGTGCCAGCGCTGACTGCTGTTGATATAGTGCTTAAAACAGCAGCAGAAATTTGTCCGCTTGCTTTAGCGGCAGCTACATTGCCTCTGTTGGCCTGCTCGTTGATGGCTCCAAGCTGTTGCGATTTTCTTAGGTCAACGTCTCTTGTTTCTTTTTCTGAAATACGACCAAGGCCTACCTGTGTTCCGTATTCGCCAGTAAACAGAATGCTGCCTAAAGAAGATTCGGTAAGCATAGTTTCTGAAGCTTGTAGATCACCTAGTTCTTTTTGGGCAGTGCGTACAACATCCGACTGTTGGTCTAAGGATTCTTGTTGCTCCTGTGCCAACAAGCGAAGGGCTTCTTGTTCTTCAGCCTTACGCTGTGCCTCTGCTGCTTTAAACTCTGCCTTGGCTTGTTGTCCTGCTGACACTGTTGTCATAGCTGTTGATGCGGCGGAAGCTCCTATAGAAATTGCAGCCAAAGCTGTAGCTGATATTGGATCACACATAGCTTCTACTCCTGCCTCGTCAGTTCATTGAAGAACCCGGTGTAATCAATAGACGTAATGATCATGGGTTTCTCTGAATCGTTTTTGATTTTAATTGTCACCGTGTTGGCGTTAGTCCTGACAGGAACCTTGAAAGACCCAAGGGCCTCCATGCCCAAGCCGCCTACCAACGTAGTTCCAATGAACGTGCCATTAAAGGTAAACGTCTGTTGTGGACGGGACTCAGGTGTCACTTCGATATTAAAGAACCCTGTGTCCTGATAGTTAAACTGAAGACGCTTAAGCTGGAACCGTCCTGTCTGAACGGTCATCTTACCAGCAGCGTCTGCTCGAACAAACAGCTTGGACAGTTGGACTTCTTGGGTGAATGGCGTCCCTAAGATACAAACGTATGCCGAGTGGTCTCCAACAGCTGTCATGGTGGTTGTCGTTGGGTACGTCATAGTAAGCCTCTCGCCTACCTGACCAGCTGGGAAGTCGCTTGATAATACAATAGCAGCCCTACTGTTGTGCAGGTAGGGTGATGTCCAGGTCGTCAGGCCTGTTGCTGCACTATAAGTCCCTTGGACGTTGATGGTCTGGTCTAAGCACACTTGGTACGGATGTTTGTCGTCTGACAGTTCGTACCTTAGTTCTATTTTCTCAATGAACGTCTCAGTGCCCCTAGTGATGTACATGTACAAGTCGCCTAGAAGAACACCGACCCAGTGGATGTACGTCCCTGTGCCAAAGTCCCACTTGGACCATGCGCTTTGGGCCTTTTGGTCTTGTTCCGTATAGGTCTTGTAGATGTACAAGGAGTTGCGATCTGCGTCAGATATGCAGAACATCATCTCATTGGCACTGTCAGCCGCTATATGGACGATAGGTGCCGGTATGTACCCAAGGGCGTGGATCGTGATGTCTTCAGCTGTGGTCGATAGGGACGTGTCGTTGTACTGATACTCAAACACCAGGGCGTCTCGACCGCTCTTGGCCGCAAAGTACATACGGTTACCAAGGGCCACAGGATCACACTTGGGTTCTGTGATGTACGCCGTAGCTGTATCGATCACTGCGTTCTGTGACGTAAACACCTGCTGCTCAGACGACACCTCGAACTGAGACCTGTCGGAGCTTAAGAACAAAGAGCGCCTAAAGGGGAACGCATGGACCAGTTCGTTCACATCGTCACTAGAGGCCTGAAGACCAAAGGGATCGCTGTCCAGAACTTGGGTACTGTACTGTCGCCAGAAGTTAAAGAAGGCCCGTGAGCGTGAGAAGAACACAGTTTCGCCAGACACGATCACAAGACGGTTACGGTGCGTTGTGATCTGTTTGATCTGTTTGCCCACAAAGTCTGGGTTAGGAACTGTCTGTGTGTCTCCGGCATCACGAGCATCGTAAGTCCCATGACCAAACGTAAATGACCCGTCAGCCGTTCGTGTCAAGAAGTGAGGCATCGTCGTCAGGTCAAAGGCGTTGTTCTGATACGGATTGGCCGCTTCGATCCAAGCGTCTTGTGTCTGACTGAACTTAACCCAATAGCCATCAGTCGTATCAGTAGCTGATAGATACACATAGTAACCTTCAGGAGCCCAGTTAGGAAGGAGGCCTCTGGAGGTACGCGTGTCAGCGTATACCTTTGTGGTGATGGTATTACCGCCGCTTGTGTACGCAGTGTATCCTGTGCCGTTCACAGACGTAGACAGGTCGTAATCTGAATAAAGAGCAAACGTGGTTGTCGTCAGTTTGCTTACAAAGTATCGATTACCGTTGAGCTGCGTCATGCCCACGACATCATCAATGCTTACTTCTTGATAGTTTTCGAAGTGGTGCGCGTCGGCTGTCGTTATGACAACAGGATTAGCTTGTGTCGCAGAGGTTATAACGTGAGCGTGAGAATCAGCAGGAATATCTACAAGTTGCCTTGAGACACTAATGCCATATGTGGCGTCAGTTCCATTAGGAACAGCTGTGAACTCTTGACCATCTGTGTTCGTTAAGACCACAGTAAGGTCGTGGTCGTTAGGTTTCTGCTCTACCGTGAAGTTTCGAAAACCACTTGTGAAACCTGTGAATGAAGCATGGGTTACAATGTCGTCGCCAACAGAAGATCCGTCAATAGCGCCGTTCTTACTCCAGACCTCTATGCCGTCTGTTGCTGTGTCATTAAGGTTGTCAACAATAAGTGCGTTAGTTCCTGTTGTGGTGGTCCTACACGTTATCAAAGCAGAAGGATTGGTAGAGCTTACAAAGTCTGTCTCAGCCATAGCAACTGTGATTGCTTTATTACCAATGACCGTTATGTCGCCAATGGTTGTTGCAGTGAAGCCTTCTGCTGGGTTGGTGTTTGTTAAATAAGATTTACCATTAGGGAATGTTACTGTTTGTTCTACGCCTGCTAGGTTATAGACCTTCAGGTCACCCGTTTTAACGACAATGATATACTGCTCTACAGCGTCCCTGACGTATGAATAGCACCAGGGTTTATCGGCTGCGTAAGCGAATGTGTTATTAGAGATATGACGTGACGACGGCCTGCTTTCTAGACCACCGCTAATCACTGACGTTAGTACGTTGGTAGCTTCCTGTACTTGTCCAGTAAGCCGTAAAGAATCAGGTTGTCTGCTGACGCCTTGGTATAGAGTTTTAAGTGACTGCTCTATAAGTGTTCCCATTCTATCGCCCGTACAGTCCGTGATGTCGATAGGTTGCGTAAGCAACGTAAGGACTATCAGTCAAGATGTTGGCGTCGTCTGTTTCAGACTCGGCATCTAACAAAGCTGCATAGGCTTCCATCTCAGCACGGCGCGTAAAGTTATCTAGAGCCACAGATTGCATTTGGGACTCTTGGAACTTACGAGCTGCTAGGTAGGCAATGTATGTGCTTAGTTCTAAGCTAAGATCTTCAAACGGGATAAGATACACAACGTCTACAAACAGGGCTTGAGTAAAGATATACGTCTGTTTCTTAATGTCATAAAGAGCTAGGCGACTGTTGTAGTTACGCACCGTAACATTGATGTACTGACTGTCTCGTGTTGTATCAACTCGTAGATAATTCGATGGAACATAAATAAGACTGTTGTTGTTAGGCATTAGCTTAAGATTGTAATCGATATTCTGGTGCCACCCACGCGCTTGGACGGACTTGTTGATTTCGTTCAGTTTACTTTCAGCTGCTTCAGCGTCAGGAAGGCCGGAGGTAAGAGACGAAACGGGTGCTTCACCGATAGACTCTAGAATGATGTTGACTGCTTCAATCTTACTTAGACCCATAGTACCTCCTGAAAAACTGAGGGGCCACCTGTATTTCTACAAGCAGCCCCTCAATCAGATTAAGCTGATTTGAACTCTACGGCCATTTCTGGACGCAGAACACCGTGACCAACGAAGAGCTTGGAGACCAAGAAGTCTTCAAGACGACGAACGTCACGTTCGGTCTCAAGGCTGATGTCCATAAGCTTGCAAGTAGCAATAGCCTGTGGGCACCACATGACACCGACCGTCGTCGAGTAGTTAGCACGGTATTTACTGAACACCGAAGCCGTAGATGTTTCGTCAGTCGTCGGCATGTTGCGGCTTTTAACCACCATCACACCGTCGATCTTGATCATCTCGGCACGGGAATCAATACCGCCTGCGGTGTCTGCTTGGAAGTCACGGTTCAGCACAAGGTACTGACCATTACCGTCAACAGCGTACTTGATCGCATCGAAGATCTCGACAGGAACAGCACAATACCGCTGCATATCCTCTGGAACATCGTTGTTAAACAGCGCAATGTTCGCATCACGGATAGCTTCGATCCACGCAAGACCAGAAGGCGTTGCGTCGTTAGCCAAGTTAGCATCCGTAACAGTAATGCCACCGGGGAACGGAGACGCTGCTGCGGTACGGGACGCCAAGATCAGCTGACGGAACACGTTCTGATCGAACACCTTAGCAAGCGCTCGGCCCATCTCGTTAGAGACGATGGAACGCATGTCAAAGTGAGACAGGATACGGTCGATATCAGAGATCGCGTAGTGCGATACAAGGATGTCGTCAACCGTGATGACCTGTTCGCCAGTCGAAAGATCGTTGCCCAGCAGCTCAGTACCAGGCGCATGGTATTCAGCCGACGCCTTCCAAGTCTTCGGGAAACGATAGGATTTAGCACCACCAGAAAGATTCTTAATGAAGTGCTTGTCGAGAGTAACAGTTGCGCTGTCGAAGGCCGTGAGCACTTCGCCACCAAAGACACTGAGGAACAATTCCCGATTGTCAACTGGAGACGAAGCACCCTTACCAAAGCGAACTGGAGAGGAAGCATCACCTAATGCCATTTATTTTCTCCTAATGAGATTGAAGGTAAAAGTGGGTTGGGTTGCTCTGTTAACTTCGTGGGATTGTCCGACGTATCGGGGTCTCAGCTAGTCGTTAGGGCAGAAGAATGATAGTTTAGTTGTCCAAGTCCCAAGTGGCTGATTGAATTTTTTGTACAACCTCTTGTCGGAACCTGGGTGACGCAGCGTATTCTTTAGAAGCCATGTCTGCTTTCATCTCAGCCTTGCTTCGATATCCTGAAGATCCAGAGATTGCAGCAGGAGTGCCTTGTACTAGGTTAGGCTCTCGCGTGGCTGGTCGTGTGCCTGTGGCTTCTGACATCCTGGCCTTTAGACCATCCGCTGCCAAACGCCACGAAGACGTAGATAGAAGGTTGTTGAAGTCGGAAACCTCTGTTTCAGATAGGTTTTGTTGAGCCCACTGCATAGTCTCAGCCCACTGCTCTTCGCCACCAAGGTACTCCAAAGCAGATTTACGTTCTGCTTCGAACTGATAACGATACGATTGAACATAGGACTTAATTAGCTCCTCTGGGATGCCAACTTTCTTTAGGGCCTCATAGTCTTCAGCAGATAGATCACCATCGTCGATAATCTTCTGCCCAATTTCCTCTGTATCTAGGCCCGCCTTGACAAGAATGTTTGATACTTCTTGTTCTTCGGCTTCTGGGCTTGGTTCTTCTGAGGCCTTTTCAGCATCTTCGGTTTTCTCTTCTTGGGTCTTTGGTCGCCCGTTCGCGTTAAAGAGCAGCTCTCGCGCGTGTGCTTCCCAATTATAAGTTCCTGTATCGTTATCATAGTATTTCTCCATGCCATCAGCAGGCATTTCTTGGAGAGGTAATAGATCTTCGTCAGGCTCATCACCAGGGTTTTTGAACTTCTCAGCCATAAGCTGATTGTACTCATCTGATCCTGGTTCTGGTGCTTCTTCAGCCATTTTGGAAATGCCTTATTGTGTGGGGGGTTGGGCCTGCGCCTGAGACATCATAGCTTGAGCGGCCCCTGTTGCAAGCTCTTGTCCACCAGCTGCCATAGCTTGGTTCTGAGCCTGCATCTGAGCTTGTTGCTGCTGTTCTTCTTGAACTTCTTGTTGTGTCTTCACAGAGTCAGGCAGGCTTAGGCCATAGAACACCTTGTAAAGCAACTCGTCCCATTTGACATACGCCAAGACTTCAGGCGGCAGGCCTTGTAGAAACTGAAGAGCCGTCTGCACACGGGTCACATCGCTCTCACGACCAAGAGCCTCAAGGCCCGTAAGGATCGTAGGTTCAATTAGACCTTTAGGCCACACAGGCAACTGTTCGTTCTGTTGCATCTGTACGATCAACCGTTCCAAACGACGCTGTTGCATCGCCCGGTTAAGCTGGCTGTACACACCGCCCAGGGTGGCCTCTAGTTCCTGTTGGTTCCTTTGGATCTCGTAGGCCGTAGTCCGTTCGCTGTCACGAGTAGCAGCAGACCCAAGCATAAAGGCCCCGCCGATCTCACGCGTCAGGCGATCTAGTTCCTGAGCGCTGATCTGAAGACCATTGGTGTTCTGGAACTGAAGCATCACAACGTCTTCAGGATTACCGACGATGATCTCACCGTTGTTCGCCGTAGCAATACGACGCCGTAGGTTCAGACCACCCGCAGCATTAGGGCGAACCATCGTGACGTTACGAGAGGCCATCGCACTGCCGTCGAGCAGAGCTTTGGACAAAGCGTCGATAGCTCGGAAGTCCGGTAGATGCTCTTCGATCTTACCGCGCCCATAGTCCTCACCGATTACTGAGGTCCAACGAAGTGCGTTGTAGGGTAGAACCTCGTACTCGCCTTCACTGTTAGGCACACGTTCTTTGTTGACCTCTTGGTAAACGTAGTAGGTGCCGTCGTCCTGTAGCTGAGTGTGGGTCAGGACAGGCACACGATCACCGCTGTAATCTTCCGCAGTCACAAGCCCTTTGATCTCATCAGGCAAGCTTTCAGGAGACATATGTTCTTCAGTGATGATCTCACGAACAGCACCCATCATGTCCCTGCTGATGCAGTATTGATCCAGTCGGAACAGCCGGATCGAATTGTCTGGCATCATGAACTCAAGGGCGTTGCCTGTGACGATGAGATACTGAAGGGCAAGGTTAGTAGACGACCGCCAATCGCGACGTTCGATCTCACTTTGGATTAGAGACTCAGACATAACCAAACCATGCTCAATGGCAGGGTCGATGTTCATCTCGCCAGACTTGATCTTAGCTTCCGATGGGATGTTAAGTCGGAACGAAGGCTTACCAGGAGGGTACATAGCCACCATAAGCCGTGAGGCCAGAGAGACAACGGTTCGTGCCCCTAGTCCCTGATATGGCTCAGGAAGCAGAGTGAACTCTGTGTGTCCTTCAGGTGGTAAGAGTGGTGGGATTGTTAGTTCGGCACACTCACGAGCCCGTCGTAGAAACGGATCACGCTTCCGCTTCATTGCTTCGTAGCGTGCTTGACAGGTCTCGTACTTCATAATTTACACACCAGTCCTAGTGTTTAATCCTGAGCCTGATGTAGGATCTACACCACCAATCAAAGGAATACGATATTGGCTAAAGCCTTTTGGTTGTTTGGCTTTCGCGCGTGCCACAGCTCGTGCTTCAGGAAGACCTGCGACTTGTTCTGTAGGCGGGGGCGTAGGCGCAGGCATTGGAGGCGCAGGCTTTGGTGGTTTAGGTGCCATAAATCCCATTAGTTTTTTCCTTTGTTATTCTAAACAGTGCATTGTTCCGATAGTCTTAAACCCTAGTCGTTCGTAAAAACGCTTGGTCTTTTCTGGGTGTATCCCAGTTGATATACCAAGAGTTATTTGTGTCGCCTTTTGTTGGTCTGCCCACAGAATGTAGTTCTTTAGGATCTTAACGGCGGCTGAAGATCCACGACGCTCTGGTCGAACATAGACAATTATGTCTGACGCGATCAGCTCGTCTGTAAAGTAATGGGCTGTGATCACGAACGCGCCAAAACCTACAAGCTCATCACCATCAAACGCATAGAACACTTTGATAATAGGGTTCTCATCAAACTGATTGTAGTACAAGTTCTCTAGCTTCTCGTAGTTTATGCTAAAATCTTTGTACCTAGTCTCAGCTTGTATTGTAGGAAACAGCTCTTTGATACGGCTGAACTCTCCCTTAAGAGAAGAGGATACCTTAATACTCATCTGTCTTCTCCTGCTCTTCAATCAGTCCTAAGAGATCGTCAAGGAGATCGCGAACACCAGCGTAGCGCTGATGCTCGTCGTCTGGTTCTCCTAGACGTTTGCACCTATGAGGATATGTTTTGTCTAGCATCTCGACAAGTTCATATGATCTCATAGGTACAAGAACGTCGTCATTCATAGGCAGAAGCCCTTTTCTATCTGTACTTTTTAACGACTTGCGATGTCCACAACTTCACATACCCCAGCTGTGCAGGCGAGTTCTTGCGAACCTGACGTGTTATCTTCACGCTCGTAATCTTGGAGCTTAGTCCAGTCAAGAGCCGGTGGCATCGCTTCCTTAAGCGCAGCATACTCAGCTTCAGTGCAATCCTGATACGGAGCCTGCTGATAAGAATGGTCAGAGTGAGGCAGGAAAGATATGCCTGAAATCTTGTCGAAGTTCTCATAGACCCAGTCTCCTACTTTCAGCCATTCGTTTTCTTTGACACTAACAGTAACACTTGGTTTGTGTTCGCACCAATGGTCTTGGTACACACTCCACAGTTCCAACTGTTCAATGGCCGTTAGATCGTTACGACACACCGCGTTCTCTGGTGCCTTCATTGGGAACGAAAAGACCATTGTGCTTTCAGGTTTCATGAAGCAGGGCTCTGATGGAATACCAGAGTTGATCATGAACTGGGTCATTGGATCTTTAATGTCACCACGAACTGTGCGTACATAGTGTGGGTTGTGTCGAGCGTGGATGCCACTAGCGCTGTCAACAAGCTGAGACACCGTACCGCTTGGCTTAACACATGTGATAGCAGCAGACTGTGGGATGCCAAGCTCATACGCCAGCTCTGCGTTCACAGCAACGGCCACTTCTTTTAGTTCTTCCA